GTCGTGACCAGGGCTTGGCGGAGGTCGACCTCCCTATGCCTTTAAGCCTATCCCTGGAGTCTCAGGTGGTCGAGAAGTACATCACCGCCTCATTCTGGGATCACATCGTGTCAACCACCTCACGACGCTGTCACTACTCAAATTGGGTGAGCGGCCCTGGCTACTACACGAGCAGACAGGTGACTGTAGTCCAAACAGCAGGTAGATGGATAGTCATGTCCCATGATGCCTTGGTAATGATAAAGGATATCTCCATGAGTCACTGGCTCCTGCACATGTACTTTTCAGTCTGTCCTAAGAAGTCCCACCTTGGACCTTTACTCACCAAATTTACGTCCTGGGGACTCGATCTACTGGTCCGGACTGGAGAGGAAGGGTACGAAACCATTAAAGGGTTAGAAGGAATGGTCAAGCTTCGACTAATAGAGCTTAGTGAGGAGATACTAGACACGGCCAGTCAGGTGCGCTCAATGTTGAGGAAATACAGGAAGAAACTCGACTGGGCTTACAGATCACACACTATAACACGTCCTGACGGGATAGACGGTCTCTGGAAACTCTGCAAAGAAGTCAGGGACCCAGACGATCTGAGCGAGCTGTTCTCATTCCTGAAACTCCTCGGGCACCCGTACATAGATCCGATACGTGGATGCGAATCCTCTAAGGCCATTGCTCAAGGACACAGGAGAATTTCCCCCTCGGCTACGAAGCAACTGGAGTGGAGTTTCTGCCACCTCTATACGAGGGGATATCTGCTCAAGAAGGGGCGATGGCCTCCACTCGTGTTCTCCCTACCAGAAGGGAAGACTTGTAAACTCAAAGAGCTCCACGACAATAACCACCCATCTTTACCTCTGGGTCTGGGGCTATACGATGCTTCCGATTGGGATTATGCTCTTTTTGAGGCACATATCGATTTCGACTACGGTCAAGACATACTATCGCTCATGTCTGACACTGCAATCTCTCACAAGAGGTCAGAGATTGATCACTCCTGGAAAGGTAGACTCCCGTATCACATCCCTAAGGCAACGTCAAGCACAAGGGTTCTGGAAGAACTCCTTCGGAGGCAGGATCTGGACATGAGAAGTATATGCGACAGGGTGTCCAAGAGGGATATTCCTTTTGACTGGAAGATAGTAACTGTCTGTCCAAAAGAGAGGGAGATGAAGCTGGAGCCTAGGACTTTTGCAATGATGGTTCTAGAAATGAGGTCCTTCTTCGTACTAACCGAGCAAAACCTTGCCCAAGGTATCTTCTCTTACATCCCTGAGCAAACAATGACCGACTCTAAGAATCAGTTGCTGAACAGATTTTTAGGGTACACCCGGCAGGATCCTTCTGGAGACAAGGTAAATCTCATGATTGAACTCGACTTCTCGAGATGGAATCTTAAGTTCGAGCGACGAACGATAGACCCCTTGGGGCGTCGATTCGATCAGATCTTTGGTACAGAGAGACTATATGATGTAATCCACGAGTTCTACGAACAATGTATGATAGTCCTCCGGCACTCATCATTCACTCCTAAATTGACCAAGCCTTCCCGAGGTCATATCCCAGACCAACCAGGCATATGGAACGGGCATCCGACAGGCATGGAGGGTATCTTCCAGAAAGGGTGGACAGCAGCGACCATATGTATCATCCAAGCCGCAATATGGCCATTCGGACTACGGTACAACTTAGCAGGACAGGGAGACAATCAGGTCCTCTTCGTAGAGTGCACGAGAGGGAAAGAGGAGTCCAAGACTGACTTCCATGCACGAGTCCGACGCTTGTCCTTGGACGTCACGCGATCGTGCTCAGAATTTGCTGCGTCAGTAGGTCACGAGCTGAAAGCTGAGGAGTGTACATACAGCACTTCCTTCACCTCATATGGGAAGGAGCTCTGGTATAAGGGGAGAGTTCTTGAGACTACATGTAAGTCGATAGCTCGTATGTTTCCCTCTACATCTACGGACTCCCCCAGCATGTTTCAAGTCTATTCTAAGGTATCGGCCACTGGTGCTGCAACTACTGATCGATCTGGGTACACACTTCCCATCTTTCTGTTTACGAAACTCGTTGAGAACTGGCTTATCCGTAGAGAGTTCCGCTGGTCTTATCTTCATGGAACATTTATACGTGATTCACTAGGCGGGATATTGTACAAGGAAGGTGCCCCAAACTGGTGTATCCTCCTGACGCTTGTGCCGTCCAACCTAGGCGGGCTCCCTGTGTGCACGTTGGCTGAGTTCTTATACCGAGGCCACCAAGATCCTCTGGCCTCCTCTTTGACCTCCTTAGATGTCTTTGTGTCAATTCCTGAAGTCTGCTTGTACATGGGACTCTTGCAACGGAAACTGCTTCTTTGTCCTCCGGATAAAATCAACACAGACGGGCTCATCCTGGATCCTTTTTCTATCCCCCTAAACAGATCTCCTCCTTCCACTGCCCGACTAGCTTCCCGCTTGAAAGGGACACTAGTCAAGATGACAAAGAATATAGGTATCAGAGACCTTCTGACCTACAATGACTCTAGACGTGCCACATTCTTCTCCGACTTACTCCGCACTAAGCCTCTGTATCCTAAGATCATCCATGATGTCTACAAGAGCTCACTGTATGGGGTGTGTGACACATTTAGTAAGCGGTTCACAAATACATCAACTCTCTACAAAATTTCGCGAGCCTCGGAAGAGGTAGACCTGACCGCCCAAGGGCTACTATATGACAAAGAGTATCTTCGCCAAACTTATTTCCTCTTGTCAATGGTATATAAGGTCCGTCAGCCTGTATGGCACGGAAGGAGGTCTCTGGGCATTTATGCTCTTACTATATCGCTCCGGTCGGCGTGGAACTGCGGGGATATGATGGGCGTAACTAATATACACCCGCTAGATCTTGGAGTGATTAGTATAGTCCCGATGGATTCTGCTTGGATACTGGCACGAGATAGAGACAACTGCCCGCTAGTCACATCACTTGGTCTCTCCGTAGATTCACTGACTGCCTTGGAGTCACGAGGTACAGTTACTCCCTACATTGGTAGCGAGACTAGTGAGAAATCTGTAGCAAAGTGGGTGAAACCCGTTGACTCCTCTCCTCCTCAGCGAGATGCCATTCGACTCCTCCAGATCAGGAAAATGTTGACTGTCCCAGGCTCACAGCTTTATCTGTACCTGACGGCTCTGGCTCAAACTCGCTGTGAATATGATGTAGAACAATTGAGTATGTTCACCCGGGAGAGGGTAGGGGGGACTGACTCTCACAGGTATAACACTACCGATGCCCCCATGGGATCATATGTGAACTCCCTTGTCACGTGGCATACTAACATGACAATCTCCACGAATAAAAGTCGGTCACTAGGATCTATCGATCGTCCGGTATCTTTCCAGGAAGTGAATCTTACCCTAAATGCACTATCCTGCTGGTATCTGAGCCAGACTGCGCTACAGCCACCTTACGGGTGTGTTCTGATCATCCTCCATGATAGCAGCTTACCTGTGATTGCTGATTCGGTGGTGGACGGTCCGATCGAGTTTCCGAAAGGTCCTACCGTACCTCCCAAACTTTTCTACTCCCTCAGCTCTGATATCAAGGTCTCAAGTAGGTTCCCTAAAGCCGCGATCATGAACCAAGGCCTGTTCCAAGAAAACTCTCTTGAGCCTCGGCAAATTGATGCACTAAGTGCGATCTTCTTAGACACTCTGACAGGGAGAATCCGGAGGATAAGAACCGGCGGATATGTCCGGTCGGAAGTCAGGTCATCCCGAGTGATAGACCTTCCTGAAGCTCAAAGGATCCCCTATGATCACTACCTTGATGGCATGACTCGAGCCTGTGCGGCGTATATCTCTGGGAGATTCGTTAGATCCCTTCATAAAGATATTGATCCACTCCGCCACTATCTCAGCCTTGTTGCAGAGAGTGCCCTATTGCTGGTACCGGCCGCTCTTGCTACCCTTAAAGAATGCACAAGTGTGGCCGGGGAGTATGGGAAACCGGTGATAGGGGGATCAAGTAAGGAAACGAATATCAAGTGGTGGGTTCTGCAGATAGTATCACGGGAAGCTGAGTTTATCCGACAACCAGGACACTACTTCCAGGACGTGTACCTATCCGGGTTGAGTTCCCTGTCAAGTAGCTTGTCTACATTCGTGTCAACTTGGTTAGCCCAATCGATACTAAGAAGACCTACTAAAGATAACATCGTAGCATCGAAGAAGCTACTCCAAGTGGTGACTAAGTTAGGAGAGGGAGATGATGAGTATCTCAGAGCGACTAGGCTAGCGACATTAATTGACGCAATGGGTTTCGACCCTTACCTGAGAAAGCTGGCGACTTCTCCCCAGGCAGTGATCCGCGAGTATAGACTAAGTCCTGCACCTTTGGTTCCGGTTTATGACAGACCTCCACCGGCATGCCTAACAGTTAACCCTGGTGTTGACGCACATCTCTGTGTCGGGACGGGAGGACCGCTTCTCTTAGAGTCTCTACGGCCCTCGCTATCTCTGGTAGATATGGTGTATTCGTATGAACTCAGGCCTTGGTTCTCAGTCTCCGATGCCCACCTGCGATGGGGTCCTATCTGGAGCCGCGTTCAGCGAGGATCTTCTATATTAGTCATAGGGATAGGAGCCGGTGGGATTCTTCGAGTAATACCTCCCCAGTGTAAGGTAACTGGAGTAGACTTGTGCTCCGCACTAGAACGACTGGGACAAGACTGTCTCACTTACGTCCCACCAGTAAACCACCCGGGGTTCAGTCTTCACCCTGTGTCCTGGGCATTAGGAGGAGACATCACTAATGACGCTGTTCTTGATTGTCTTTTGTCAGAGTGTAGAGAGGGCAAGTATGACACAGTCTTGGTAGATATAGAGGGGGTCTCGGCTACTACCCGACTAAGGGTGAGGCACCAATTTGCTAGATCAGGCCCAAAGACCTATGTTAGAGTCTCAGGCTCGAGTGATGACATCGAGGAAGTGCGTCGCTCGTTTTGCGCGTTCCGTGAGAAAGGGGATGTAATCTGGGAACCGGAGATCGGTCTATCTAGAGAAGTTATTCTAGGAGCTGGGTCGGCACCTCTGGGGCTTTACACTGCCTGGCCAAGCCATCCAGGACTCCACCCTCGGAATGAATACTTACACAACCCCGAGACATCTTACGACGAAAAGCGAGTGAGTGAGCAGCTCGCGTTCTGGTCCCTGAGTGGCGAGATTAGCACTGATGTGATAGCCATCGAATCGTGGGTACGAGACTACAGACAGTGGCCGGACTACATTCGGGATGAGTTGCTAGAACTAGAGAAAGTACTGGAGACAGGAGAAGAGACCACTGTGAATCTCCCGAAACATCTTATCAGGGGATTTTGTCTTCTATGGAAGCTACACAAACAAGATTACTGACTATTTGCTGATGGGTAAGGAGTTCAGAGGCGGGGGAGGGCCATGCGAGCCGATATGTAGTAATAAAAAAC